TTCAAATAACAAATGGCTCATCTCTTGCAGGTGGTGGTGCTTCATCATTAAATGATTTATCAGATGTAACATATTCAAGTGGCGATTTAACTATATCTTCATTGGATACTATCTTTGCAAGTGGCGACCTTGAATTTTTTATTACAGGAAGTATTGCATTAGATTCAGATAGTGGCGTTATTAATTTCAGAGATGATGGAGATATTTTTGGCGTTATGACAACAGCAGGAAGTAAATCAGGATTAATCTTATATGAGGCTGCAGGTGCAAGCACAGATGATTTTTTCTTTATATCTGTTACGACTCAAGGTTCTACTTTGCTTTCAACTATTGATGCTGCAGGTACATCTGCAAACTTAACTATGGATATTGATGGCGATATTACAATAGACTCATCAACAGGAAATATAACTGCAAAAGATAATGGTGGAAATTATACACCTTCGTCTGATTATCATGTGGCTACTAAAAAATATGTAGATGACAATGCAGGTGGTACACAGCAGTTTAGTTTTGATTTTGGTTATTATAGTGCAAATTTAGCAAGCACAAACACATT